CAATCTGTTCGTTAGTAATTTCCTTTACATTTTCAATTCCCTTATCCATGATATAGGAAATAACTGCATTTCCCATTCGTGAATCGAACTCTTCCTCGATAATCTTTCCTATTTTTGTTTCGTAGTATGTCATATTACGCTACCTCCTAATAATCTTCATCAATACATTCATCAATTTCACTGTAATATTCACCGTCATATCCATTTTCCATTAGTTTCTCCCAACAATCAGTACATACTAATCTAAAAGTGATTCCATGACAATCCCTTGTGAAATTCATGTCATTTCTCTCTACTTCTTTTCCACATACTGGACAAATTCTAACATCTTTTTCTTCCATAATTATTGTCTCCTTTTCCCTGCAAACAGTTCTTTTCCTTTGGTTTTATGCTGCAAAGAATGTACCATCCTCTAAGAATTTCCATTCATTTGCTTCACATGTTTCTTCCATTATTTCATCATCCACTTCATAGAAAAATTCATAACCATATTTTTCATAATCAGCACATAATCTTTCAATAATTGCAATCACATATTTTTCAAGCTTCTGAAGCAATTCTTTATTTACATTTTTGTAATTTGCATACCATAAATCATTTTCCCATTCTTCTGCTAGATCAATTCTATCTACACAACAATAGTTATAATAATTATTCATAGGAAGTTTAATATCCGTTCCACATTCACTTGAATACCTACTGATTGTTCTTAATTCCTTTTCCGTAAAATATTCAATCAAATCATTAAATTCGTCTCCACAGAAATGACTTTTCGGAAGATTTAAGACATTGCTTACATTTAACTCTCCATAAATATTCAATCCGTCTCCCTGGCAGTAATTTAAAGAATACTGTAATTTCAGTTCACTGTCTGGAAATATATTCCGTAAATCCTGCTCATAAATTTCAGTAAATTCTGATGGTCTAAAATCGTCATCTAAATACCATTGTTTTGCTTTTTCTTTTGCATCTTCTGACAATTCAGAAAAGTTGTATACTTTGTATTCTCTTGTAACAACTTCCATATCAATCAACCTCCGTTCTATGCTATCTTTTCCCATTCAATATGTGTATCTTTCCTATGTGCTTCTCTTGACGCAATAAGGATTTTTCCTTTGTAGTATCTAAACATAATGTCATTTAAATGTGGTCTTGCTAAAATCTTCTGTCTAATGTTTTCAATTTCTCTTCCACCATGTTCAGCTTCATATTTTTCTAAAGCCCATTCTAAATCCTCATAGAAGTTTAACAATGCACACTCAACTGCTTTTCTATGTCTGATTTCCTTAATTTCATTCATTCGCTTTTCAGCAGCTTCATAAGTTTCAAACACTTCATTTGGGTATGCATCGTTGTGACTTCCATAACACTGTGTCCATGCTGGATATTTCTTTACAAGTCTGTAAACATTATGGTCATATTCAGCTTCAATAATAGGTTCTACATTTTCCATTTTTACAAGATACCCATTATCAAAAAGCCACTGTATATCAGCAGGATTTTTAACATATCTACATTTCATTGCAGTGTTTATTTTTTCTTTCTTCTCAAGATCCTCAGTTACTGTGAACATTGGCGTATTATATGTCCATCCTTTAGGTACTTTCTTAAATTCTGTTTCAGATTTAAATTCATCAAACGGAATTCCATTTATCAATCTAATTTCTGGACATTTTAACCGTGATACTTTGTGAGTACATGTTGTTTTATATTCATATATTCCGTATCTCACATTCATTCCAAACTGATTATCATCAATGTAATAACAAACCTGATTTTGTTTCATTTTTCATAAACCTCCTACAATTCAAATTTTTCCGACATAATATCTACATTTTCCATATTTCTCATCCTCAATCCAATCACCATTAGCGAAAATCTGTTTCAAGCATTCGTTTGCTTCGTATTCTGTATCAAATATAAAAGCACCATCTTCATCATTTTCCATACAATGACTTAGATAATCTGGAAGTCCATAATATTTTCTATATATTGTGTACATGTATATTTCGCTCCTTCCATTACAAAAGGCAGACACAATTATTTGCATCTGCCTTTATTTATTCTCTGTTTGATTTACACTTCGATTACTTCCCAAGTCCATTCATATTCTCCATCGCAAGATGAAAGATGTGCTGAACCATCATCACTTATTGTAAAATCAATCGAATCCTTATCTTCTTCTCTTGCATTATTTATTTCGTCTTCATAAGTATTCTGTGCATCCTTTTCAAGAAATGCATAAGCATCATCCTCATTATCGAATGCATCATGACTTGCGATTTCCTTTTCGTGTACTGCATAACAAATTACTACATATTTTTGCATAATTACTACCTTTTGCCTTTCTATGAAAGTACTCTTTCATTTGGTTATTCAACCGACCAGTTACCTACTTTGTTTCCGTTAATATCCATGATGTAACCACTATCACATCCATTTGTAATTAACTGTGCAATATCTGTTAAGTTTCTCTTCAACTCATATCTACCTTCATATGTAAGTACATCATCATCACTATAAGCTGCACCACCTGTTTTAATTTCAATTTTCAACATAATGTTTTACCTCCTTATACCCAAGCTGGTTTTACCTTTGTTTCAGGTAAACTTTCTAACCATTTAATTATTTCATCAGGTACATCTTCCATTTTCCATGCAGTTCCATATTTATAACCACATACAGGGCAAGGTCTACTAAGAAAACCTAACTCATGATCTTTATATGAAATCCAACCTCTTGTTTTATATTCTGTGTTTGAGTGTCCTAAACAATCTTTTTCTTTTAATTCATACGCATCTTTATATAACTTTCCACATTTATTTTCTATGTCTTCGTCATTATAAATATCAATAGAATATTTCATATTTGCATATGCAATTTCATCTTTTGTTAGATAAAATGGTTCTCCATTTCTCAGACACTCTAATGCTCTGTTCTCAGCTTCTTTCTTTTTCTGAGAGGCTTCTCTTGTAAGTGTCTATTTTTCAATTTTCACTTTATCCTGTGTATGTTTAACCCACCCAAGCTCCTCCATATGTGGACAATATGGACGCATATCATTTAAGTGCCATCTGTCCCAAATATCACATAATTTATTAAGCATTTCTGTTGTCCATTCATCTGTAGGAATTCCATTTCTGATTTCATCTACGCACTGACCAGCAGAGCCAAGGCAATCTCCATTTGATAATGGTGCAACCACACCACTAATACTTAACTTTGAATTATTGTATTCAATTTTTACAAATGCATTTTTATCTGCTTCTTTTCCCGATCTTGTATATACCTTACATTTACATGGGTTAAGAATCTTACGCATAATAATTTCCTCCTTACTTTCTAATCTCTTTTAACATATTTGCCTTGCACAACATCAGATTTTCTTTCATCTCTTCAATTCGCATATCAAGAAAATCCTTTAACTCTTTATCAAATTGTGCTTCTGTGACATTGTGACCACAATTTGCAACTATTACATCCATGATTTCTCTATATGTAAAACCATTGAATAATGTGTCATTCTCATGTATAGGTAAGTTATAAGTAAACTCTTTTCCATTCCGTAAATCCTTTTCAGGATCATATAACCATTTGCTCATAATTCGTTTCCTCCTTAATTTATTCAATCTCTAAACTGTTCCACCATGCTTTGCCTCCACCTTCAATTCCATAGAAGCCAATAAAAGCATTGATATGTCTCATTGTCGTTGCTGAATACCCATTCCACAATCTCTGAAAAACTCCATTATGTATTCTGCAAACGACTGTATTGTAGCTTGTCAGCTCAATGTCTCCATTGTCTAACTCTGTTACTTTCGCTTTTCCGTAAAATGATTTTCGTATATTATTTACTACAGGTAAATCAAATTGTTTCATGTTCATTCCTCACTTTCTTGTAATAAAATAGGCAGCTAGGTATTTATTCTCCTAACTGCCTTTGCGTTATTTAACATATATTTCAAAATTGTTTGCATCTTCATTCGGATAATTCTGTTTTATCCAATGTTCTGCATTTGCTTTCGCTTCTTCATAACTCGTGAAAAATCTTTGTGTGTGTCGTACTACGATTCTGCCTTTATCACAATTATGATAGATAATATACTCTAAGTAATTCATTTCGTCTCCTTTATAAATTTATTGCTTTTCCGTTCTCATCATATTCAATCGGTACAATATGAACTGCATACCCAATTTCTTTTTCTTTGTCATAAATTTCCATTGTACCACCTGCACAAAATTCAAATGAGAACCGCTTGTCATCCGATTCAAGCAATTTAATCAAATGATCCGTAAGTTCATTTAAGTTCCGTGCTCTTTCTTTTGATTCCTCAATACTTGTCATTTCGCTTCACTCCTTATCTAATTTCTTCAAAAGGTTTTACATTTTTGATTCGTTCATCATAAATCAACGTGTAACCATTATAATAAAACCTTTCTCTTTCGTTTGGTTTTGTCCAGACGATTGTTTCTGTTCTCAAACCATCACAAGGAGAAGTCTTAATGTCTGCCATTGTTACTCCATTTGATTCATAAATCCGTACTGCTATTGCATAAGGCTTATTTTCCATTGATTTTTACCTCCAATCATACCAAGAAATCTTAGTTTCATTCGGCTAATACAGATGTATAATAATCTAACTCAGTTTCATCTAATCCATGTTCTTCAGCAGATTCAACGTCTTTCAGAATATTAAAAATCATATCTATTGTCATATCTAATGTATAGGATTTCCAATATTCTTCTTTTGTTAAATTATCATCTTCTGAACCGAGAAAATAAAATGCGTTATCACCAATTCTACAGCAAATGCCAATACATCCTGCATATTCTTCTTCGATTGAAACAGTTCCAGATTCAAAACCATTTCTAATCATTTCTCTTGTAATCATTGCTATCCTCCAATCTTCAAATGAAACACGTATTTCTACTCGTCAATTTCATCTGGATAAACAATTACACCATGCTTTCCATCAATTTCAATTTCGTAGCAGTAAACATTATCTGTTTCCTTGCTATCCACCATTTCATAAAACACTTTTTTGATAGTTCCGATTCTCCCTCCATGTGTTCTAACTCTTACTTTGTCTAATTTTTTAAATTCCATAGTTCTACCTACCTTTCTAAATCATCCAATGAAATGTTGCTTCTATGCTTTATTATTCAACAAAATTTCAGCATCCCTATCTAAATCCAACACCTCATTTGCAATTAGATTTGCCGTTTTTCTGTCACATCCTGCCAGTAGCATAATTCTGTTTTCCATTACAGACATAAGATTATTATGATTTTCCTTTAATTCTTCTAATGTTAAAGCCATAATTATTACCTATTCCTTTCCAATTAAAAGTTGCTTTCAAAATTTCAATACAACTCTATTAACTACACTTTGTACTATAGATCGTACATTTTCAGCAGTTACATTTACTTCATAACTACATCCATTTATAACGGTTACAATATAATCTTCTCCGTTGCAACATTCTGCATATACATCTACTACAGAATCTCTATCTTTTGCCAAACCCTCAAATAAAGGCTTCAATAATTCAACGGCTTTATCAATTTCTCTCATTATTTACCCTCTTTCTCTAATCTGATATTGACTCCTCATAGCACTGAAGCTCTTCAATATTTCCAATCATGTTTTCAAGCTGTTCAAGATATCCTTTGATGGATTCCACATCCGCACTTACGCTGTCTGCGATTTCTTCTAAATCTGCATCCTCGCTTTTATCATAATGATTCATGGTTGCAGAGGTCAAAGATTCAGCGACACAATTTAATCGTTCTAATGTTTCTACTTTTCGTTCTGTAAAATCTTCTCTTGTCATATTACTTTTCCTCCACTAAATTATTCTCCTTTATTAATCGTTCTTTTACCATTTTGTTTAAATCCTTATTTACTACAATCGTTTTATGAGTTGTCCGATTCATATAAATAAAATGACTTCCTTTACACCGTGCGAACCTGTAACCGTTCTTATATAGAATAGGTTCAAATTCTCTTAACTGTTTTGTTTTTCTGTATGCCATAATTATCAATCCTTTCCTTATTATATGTGACCGTAAAGCCGTTATTTCAGCTTGCTTTTATATGTATATTCTCTATTACATTGCCTTTACTTTTGAAGTTTTCTTTACAGGCTTACGTTTCTTTTCTGTGAATGGGCTTTCCATTTCGTACCGAACAATCTCTGAAAGATAATCAAATACTGCACATTGTTCCAAATTAAGCAAGTTATCTACAAAGAACTCTGTACCAATACATTTCTCTTTCAAAATTGATTCCATTTGTTCAATTCTGCCTTCATAGTAAGCATACATTGAGTGCATAACTCTGATATATTTTGCTGTATATGCCTTCCCATTGTATGTATCTGCATACCCATTCCACTGCAAATCAGTGATAAGATTAATAATCCTATCAAGTAATTCTGTTCCATTCTTTTCGATTGACCGAATACCATCTTTAATCGGTGTGAAAATACCAACCTGATTTTCAATTGGATCTCCCTTTACAGCCACATTATGACTATTGCAAATGGTTTTTAACCCAATATATCTTTCATCACCAAGAGCAATGGCAGCTTTGTAATAATCAACTTGTGACATTTTCCGTCTGTCATCTGTCTGCCCTAAAAATAATTCAATAGCATCTTTCATAGAGCATTCAATAATTTCACAGATAACAGATTTTATATTTCCCTTATAAGCTCCATAAATTCTATGCATACCATCTACACACCAAAGTTTTCCATCAAAATATAATAATTTCGGGATTTCCCATTTGTGTTTATCATAATGCGTTCCAATTTCCGTTGCTGCAATAACATCACATTGTCTCTGCCATTCTGGAATATGCACATATAATGGATTGATTACCATAAGAATTTTGTCTCCAATCCTGTTATTTGCCTTTGAACTCTCAACCATTTGTTCGATTGAAATTCTTTCTACTTCATCAACAAATTTTGCCTTGTTCCGTGATTCCTGCATTTCTTTTTCAATTACACTTGGTTCTACCTTTCTTGTTTTACCCATTTTTTATATCCTCCTTGAATTTGATTTTTTGCATAAAAATAACGGCTTGTTTTCCTTGCCGTTTAGTTACTAAAGTTATTTTCTGGATATACACAATCCATATTAAGATTGTTTTCAAACCAACAATGATCTGATATTTCTGGAATGTCTACAATAATATGATCTGTATATGTTTCTTTTACAGTTCCTTTATAAAAAGTACCATCCATATTGCAACGGACTTCCTGACCCACTTTAAATAAGTGAATTAAATTTGCCATTCAAATCACTTCCCTTCTTTAAATATTTGTTTGCATCTTTACAACTTTGCATTCCGTGACAAAAATGTTTATCACAACAGTTTATGCAAAGATTGCGTTTGATTTCTCTTACTTGTTTTTCGCTCATACTTCGACCTCCATAAGAAGATATTCATGGTATGCTTTTTCTGTTTCAAACAACATATATTTTCCATTCACATATCCCATGTAACCGTTTGGAACGGTATAGCCTTTCATTGCATTCATTTTTGCCTTCCTCCTCTATTTTTCAGGGTAAATCCCTAGTAATTTTAATGCATTCTTAGCAC